GGCGCGCAACGCTCGGCATCGAGGCGTTCGGCGAGTGGCTGGCCTTCGATCGCGACAGCGCCGCTGTGTTTCGCATCCATGACCGGGAGCGCCGCGAGGCCGGCAATCCGCTGGTCTGGGAGGTCCGGTCGAACCAGACCCACCGCCACCCGGGCCGCGCGGTGGTTGACAAGGCGTCGTTCGATTTCATCACGGGGGTCGGCGTTGATGTCGGCATTGACCCGATCGAGACGAATCCCAGGGTTTCCGTGTCGTGGTCGAATGACGGCGGTCGCACGTTCGGCAACGCCTTGCTGCGCGAACTTGGAACGCAGGGCGAAACGCGGACCATCGACGTGAACCGCACCGGCCTGACCGGTCGCGAGGGGCGGCAGTGGCGGTTGCAGGTTTCCGATCCGGTTGAGGTTGCATTCCTCGGGGCATCCCAGTTCATCCGGGATCGCGCACCATGATCAGGTTGCCGCAACGCCTACCCGACCCGACCGTTCGGTGGTGGGAGCAGAACGGAACACTGTCGCGCGAAGCCTATCAGTATCAGAAAGAACTGGATCAGTCGGTGCGCTCACTGATCCGGCCGGCCTTTCCGGTTCCGACGCCATCGTTCGCAGTCGCCAGCCTGCCCGACGCGGCGCTCTACACAGGGGCGATGATCTTCGTGCCGGATGAAGCCGGCGGTGCCGTGACGGCGTTTTCAGACGGCACCAATTGGCGCCGGGTCACCGACCGAACAATCGTTTCCTGAGGTAAAGACATGCTTGGCTCAATCATCAGCGCAGGTATTGGCCTGCTCGGATCGCTGTTCGGCGGCAATGACGCCGGCAAGGCGACGATCGATGCGGCCAACCAGAACAAGGGCCTGCTATCCGACCTGCGCGAGCGCGGCATGCGCTCGATCGATGACAGCGTCGGCAAGGCGGAGGGCTACATCCGCGACGGCATGGGCGAATTCGGCGCGCTCGACGCGCTCGGCCGCAAAGGTTCGGACGCATACGAGAACGCCCTTGGCCTGAACGGCGCAGGAGGCAGCGTCGCCGCGCGCCGGATGTTCCAGACATCCCCGGGGTACGGATTCAGCATGGATCAGGGTTTGCAGGCTCTGGAGCGTCGCGCCGGGGCTCAGGGCCGTCTCCAGTCGGGACAGACCGGCATTGATACCATGCGCTTCGCGACCGGCCTGGCTGATCAGGAGTGGGACGATTGGCTCGGAAGGCTTCAGGGAGAGCGGGCAATCAACGCTAACGGCATCAACACGGCCACCCAAGGCAGAGCAGGCGGATTCTACGATCTCGGCAACCTTGAACTCGGTGCGCTGGACACGCGGCTCGGGCTGGATACGGGCGTCCTGTCCGGCATGATGGACGCCAACAACATGGTCGCGGAGGGCGAGGAAGCCAACTATTCCGAGAAAGAGAACAAGAAGTCGAACATCTTCGGATCACTCGGCAAGCTCGGCGGCTCGATCGGCAACGCCGTCAGCGGTCGGGTCGGCGGCTTGAACAGCTTCATGGGGCGTCTGTGATGGCGATCCAGCTTCCTCAGCGCCCGCGCATTCCCCTGACGTTCTACAATCCCGGCAAGGCCGCGTCTGATGGCTTTGACGAAGGCTGGGAGCGCACCAAGAACGAGATTTATGAGAACGATGCGCCGGGGCTGTTTTCGCGGGCTCTCGACCCTTACTACGGGCAGGCTGGCGGGCAAATGTCCCTGTCGGCGCTCGCGCCCCGGGAGTCGGCGAGTGACCGACCCACGCAGCGCGTTGCGCAGGCTCATGGCGACGGTGATCTGCGCACAGGTATTCTGCAAACAGCGGCGGCGCTCGGCATCAATCCGCTCGATCTGGCGACGGCGATATCCTACGAAACCGGCGGAACGTTCGATCCGACGCAGGCAGGCCCGACGACGCAGTGGGGGCAGCATCGCGGTTTGATCCAGTTCGGCGAGCCGCAAGCCAAGCAGTATGGCGTTGACTGGGCCAACCCAGTCGCTTCGCAGCTTGGCCCCAAAGGTGCCGTTGCGAACTACCTGCGTGATACCGGGGTACAGCCCGGCATGGGGCTGCTGGACATCTATTCCGCGATCAATGCCGGCGGAGTGGGCAGATACGACGCCAGCGACGCGAACAACGGCGGCGCTCCGGGAACCGTGCGCGACAAGGTGGAAAAGCAGATGGCGGCTCATCGCCAGAAGGCAGCGGCGTTGCTTCGCGGAGAGAGTGGCGGCTCCGGGGCTCAAGCCGGTCTTGAAGACCTCACGGCGGGGGATGGTTACCTGGCGGCCGGCCAGCAATCGGGTGGCATTCCCGACCGCGACACCATGCGGGAACTGTTCGCCAACCCGCAGACGCGACCGTTGGCGATCGAACTCGCAAAATCGCTGATCTCCTTGAAGGAGGACGGGAACGATCCCCTCAAAAAGCTTCAGGTTGAAAAGGCGATGATCGAGATCGACGCCTTGCGCAATCCGAGAATCGCACCAACCGACGACATGCGGGAGTATGAATTCGCTCGACAGCAGGGCTATCGAGGGAGTTTTCAGCAGTTCATGACTGACATGAAGAGGGCGGGCGCGAGCAACACCAGCGTGACGGTTGGCGGCGAACCTTCGGACGGCGAGCTGCGCAAGGGGCTCGACAAGGCTGAAGCGGAGTTGTGGGGAGAATACAAGAAACAGGGTGCGGTGTCCGGCGGCATGGGACAGGATTTCGAGGTCCTTGACGAACTGATGAAGAGTGCGCCGCAGGGCATGTTGCAAGGCCGTCTCGCTGAAATGTTCCCGGGTTTCTCATCGGCCGGCGACGCCTTCCAGTCGATCGTCAAACGCATCGCGCCGACTCTTCGCGCGCCGGGCTCGGGCGCAACGTCCGACATCGAATACGACGGCATGCTGAAGTCGCTTCCCGCACTGCGCAACAAGCCTGAAGCGAACGTCATGATCGGCGAAATCATGAAGGCGAAGGCCGCGCTGAACATGCAGCGCTCCGACATCGTCACCCGGTATCAAACCGGCGAGATATCGGCGTCGGATGCACGCCGCATGATCGGCGAGATCGACAAGCGCTCCATCATGACGCCCGAAATGAAGCGCGCCTTGGCCGGCATCGGGCCGGCCGATACGACGGCGCCGGTAGCCGGCGATGTTGTTGACGGCTACCGTTTCAATGGCGGCAATCCGGCAGTTCAATCGAACTGGGAAAAGGCTGACTGATGGCCGGACCCTGGGAAAAATTCCAGAAGAGCGAAGGACCGTGGACGAAGTACGCCGAGCCGCGCACAGAGAGCGACGGGTCCATGTTGCAGGACATCGGCAGTTCGATCGCCACCGGCCTGCGTCAGGGGATCGAGGCGACCGTTGGCGGCTTTGGCGACGTGCGCGAGATGAATGCTCGCGGCATTGCATGGGGAGCCGAAAAGCTTGGGGCGTCACCCGAGACAGCCGAAGCGTTAGGCGACTGGACGGCGCGCGCAATCAATCCCGGCACGGCACTGGCGCCAACGACCGGGCAGTTGCAGGAGGCCGTGACAATCCCTGCGATCGGAGAGCACTACGAGCCTCGGACCACGGCCGGGGAATATGCGCGCACGGCAGGAGAGTTCGCGCCTGCCCTGGCAACCCCTGGTGGCCCGCTTCGGCGGCTAGCGTCGACGCTGGTCCCCGCGCTTGCGTCGGAAACCGCAGGGCAGGCGACCGAGGGAACGGCATATGAAAAATATGCCCGCGCCGCAGCCGCCCTGGTGGCGGGTGCTCCGGTCGCTTTCTTCGGCAAAGGCGCGCCGGCAAACCTCGTCGCGAAAGTCGTCAAGGGCGCGACACCACAGCAGCTCGATCAGGCTGAGCATCTGTTTCAGGAGGCAAGAACCGCCGGCACGCCGATCACGCGTTTCGAGGCCGTGCAGCAGGTCACGGGCGGCGCTACTCGCGCGGCTGACATGCAGCGCGTCATCGAGGGGCAGGGTGGATTGAGGGAGTTCTACGCGGGTCGTCCGGCTCAGGTAGAGGCAGCCGCGCGCCGTCAGTTCGATGCAGTCACTCCCCCTTCCGACGCGCCGCACACGATCGGCGCTGAAGCCGGACGAACGGCGGAAAGCGTGATTGACGATGCGCGAGGCGCGATCAACCGGACGACCGAGCCATATTATACCAGTGCGAGCATCGAGAGGCTTTCACCAGCCGAATTCAAGAGGGTCGAAGCCGCGCCGGGTTGGGCGGAAGCAAGGGCGGCGGTGCGCGGCGATCCCCAGCTTGCCCGCTATGTAGAAGGGTTTCCCGACGACAGCGTCGGCTTCCTCAACAAGGTCAAGAAATACCTCGATACGCAGGCCGAAAACGCAGCCGGGCCGGTCAACGCGCAACGCAACATGCAGCGTTCCGCCGGCTATGGGTCTGACGCCGCCGTGGTTCGGCAGGCTGCCGAGCGCGCATCTCCCGATTACGAGAAGGCGCTACGACTCCAGCGCGAATTGCGCTCCCGGTTTCTGGACCCGATATTGCAGGGACCAATCGGAAAACTCGCACAGAAGGACCAGACGACCCAAGACGCGATCAACGCATTGTTCCCGCGCAATCCTCTGCCGAACTCGGCTGGCGAAATCGGGCGCACGGTCGCGCTGCTGACGGAGCGAAATCCGGGCGTAGCAAGGCAACTGGTGCGGTCTCATATCGAAAGCACGTTCAATCAGGCGGTTCGGGAACTGCAATCCGGGGCCAATCAGTGGGGCGGGGCTGGCTTCACGGCGGCCCTACGGGGCAATCCGCAGCAGCGCGCCAACCTTCAGGCCGCAGTTACCGCGCTGCCCAACGGCGAGGATCTATGGAAGGGCTTCGACCGCTTCCTGAATATTCTGGAGGCGCAGGGCACGCGCCAGCGCGTGGGCTCTCAGACCGCATTCAATCAAGAAGCACTGCAGGACCTGAAAGCAGGCAATCCGCTAGGAACGACCGCTGCGCTGGCTGCTGGAGGAGGGCTCCAGTTTCCGCGCCGGGTGATGGATGTTGTCGATCGTTGGCGGCTCGGCCGTAATACGGATCAGCTCGCGAATCTGATCACGGACGAACGGGGGCAAGGACTCTTCGTCAAGCTCGCTACGGCGCGAGACGACAAAGCGCGTAACCTCGCCTTGACCCTCGTCAACACGGGGAACGTCTACCGGCGTCCTTCTGAAAAGTCCGACAAGCCAAGTCAGCGCCATTGACGCGCCATAGGCGGCCGAAAAGGCGGTCGCGCCGATGACCATGCCGTTGTCGGTGATATCGAAATAGATGTTGGCGAAGACGACGGCGCCCGCCGCAACGGCCTGAAGCACGTAGTGCAAGAAGTTCATAGCGCCAACTTACCTCACATTCCAAAGGATTTGAAGCCATGGCCCTGACGTGGTGGATGTCACGCATCCCGCTACTGGACGAGAACGGCGAGCCCTATTCGGGGGCGAAGGCATACTTCTTCAATGCCAGCACCACGACCCCCCGCTCCACCTACACTGATGCTGCGCTCTCGATCCCGTTCGACCATCCTGTGGTGGCGAATGCCAACGGAGTCTTCCCGATGGTCTACCTTCAGCAGGGCGACTATCGGCTGAGGATCACCGACGCCAATGATGTCACGCTCTCGGACGACGACGGCATTTCTACGCCTCTCATTGGCGTCGAAACCGATCCTGGCGGTGAGACGGACGTGAAATTGTTGTTCCGGACGGGGATGCTGGTCCCGTACTATGGAACGGCGGCTCCCTCCGGCTGGGTCCGCGCAAACGGCCGCACCATCGGCGATGCATCGAGCGGTGCGACGGAGCGGGCGAACGCGGACTGTGAAGACCTGTTCGAGCATCTGTGGTCGGCGGACAGCAGCCTCACGGTTTCCGGTGGGCGCGGTGCGTCGGCGGCGAATGATTGGGCAGCCTCGAAGACGATCGTCCTGCCCGACTGGCGAGGCCTCGCAATCATGGGCCGCGACAGCATGGGCAATTCGGCGGCGGCCAACCTGCCGGTCGACCAGGTGACTGGCGGCGATGCCGATGCTCTTGGCAAGAAGGCCGGCACCGCGACACACACCCTGACCATTTCGCAGATGCCCGCCCACGACCACACGGGCGTCACCGGGACCATTCCGGCACACAACCACGGCTATCAGATTCGCGGCGTGACCGTCGCGGATACGGGCACGCCGGTCGGCAGCGTAGCAGGTACCGATGTCCAGAACTCCACGACCAGCACCGAGAACGCACACAACCACACCATCGCTTCGCAAGGCGGCGGAACAGCTCATCCCAACGTTTCGCCCGGCAAGCTCGCAACAATCCTGATCAAGCTCTGAAGCCGATGTACCAGATCGATTTTTCAGCGGTCACCGACGCCGACTGGCTCGAATGCGTCGAGATGATCGACGCGGACACGAACCTGCCCGACGACAGCGCGCTCGCGATGGAGTTCGACCTTCGTGTGATGGACGAGTGCCAGAACGTGATGCTTGCCGCATCGACCTCCGCCGGGACGATCGAGCGCCCAGCCGACAACATGATCCAGTGGCGTTTCACGTCGAGCCAGATGGCCGGGCTGTGCCGCCGCAAGACCTATGACGTTTCGTGCCGAATGATCGATGGCGACGAACTGACATCGCTTTTCGTCGGCTCACTGGCCGTTCTCTGAGGACATCACCATGACAGCTCGCAATATCCGGCTGCGGAAGCTGCCGGCTCCCCAACCCGTGCCTGGCACACCCGGCGCACCCGGTCCCGTGGGACCACAG